TCCAAAGATTTACAGACTTTTTTACAGTCTTTGCCCTTAACAAGTCCAATGCCTTTGCCGAGTTTGCAAGTCTTACACTCTGCCAACTTTGGAAAATACGGATGTTTGGGTGGAAACACCTTTTGCTCCTTGCCCGGATTGAATCTAAATATTTTCTCCGATGGTTTGGAGGTGGCGGCATCTCCTACTCTGATGGCTTCGGCGCTGTCGCTGACTGGTGCTGAGTTCTTAGGGACCTCCACTACTGTGCACCTGCAATTCCATCCCAAAGGCGGCAGATACTCATTCCAAAATTTATCCTCCACCGGCAGAGTGGTGCCGTCGAGTGCGGCGTGTTCTGCGCGCACCTTCTCGTCTCCGGCTGTGCGATACTGGAGATTTACAAAATCTTTATGAGCCATAAAGTCCTGCCGCTTGCTTGCCATCTGTGCTGACTGCACAGCCATATTGTACTCGGCCTGCAAGTAGTTTACATTATATTTCTCATTCATCTTCAGGACCTCTTGCTTAAACTGATCAAATGGCTTTAAATTTCCGTTTTCGTCACGTAGCATTGCAGATACTTCGCGCAGTTCCTTGTCGGTCTTGAATCCTGAGAAAATAAATGTATTTTGCTCCAGTGCTTGTCTGAAGGCAGGATCCACTTCCTCGCTGAGGCCAAGGTTGACTCCCTCATTGAGAATGTCTGCCGTCTCCTGGATGAGTGCCGATCCATTGGGTGTGGTGAGGTAATTTGGAGAGTAGCCACCAAGGCCGTAAAGTTCTGCGACTACCGCGTCATAAAACGAATCGTCGAATGGTGGCGTGTCGTTTGACAACGTCGTTAACTGCCCGTTAACGGTGTATAATTCCTCCAGGGCATTATGGAAGGCTTCAAAATAGTTTTTTATCCGCTGGGTGTTACTCTCACCCGTTACGCGAAAAAACTATTTTGAAGGCTCTGATTTCTGCCGGTGATAGGCACTCCGTACTTCTGAGCGAAGTAGTCTGCATCTATCTCATAACCGGCATTTAAGAGCATCTGCTCCATCTGCAACTGCTCGGCAGGTGAGTACTGTGTGTCGTTGTTCCAGTTGAAACGAGCGCGCTCCAAGCCGAAGCCGTGGGCGTTCATCAGTGGCAGCAACTTGTCATTAATGATGTCGCGGAGCATATCAGCATCCTTCTCGACAAGGTTGTGGAGTACCTCAAGATGGGTCTCACTCTGAGAGAGAGAAGAACCTGAGTCGAGGGTCATAGTCTGGCCAAGAATGCCCTTGCTCATCTCATTATTGGCACGGTCTATCCTCTTGTCGAACACATTAAATGCGTCTCCTTTGGAGTTCTCTACAAATTCAAGTTCGGTGCCCTCTGGGAAGAGTCCCCAGGCAGCGGCGCCCATATTCTCCAGCATATTCTTGATAGCGTTGATCTCTCCGCTGTCTCGGCTGGAGGTCTTAACGACGCGCACGGGCACGCCAAACAACTGCGCAAACTCATCCCAGAAGGCGAGAGCGTTGCGCTTGCTGATGGCTGATGGCACACACTTCAAGAGCTTGCCAAGGTCTCGTGGCTTGCCTACCTCTATGCACCAGTCCTTCAGCACACCCTCTCTGTAGGAGACTCCGCGGCTTGGATCGTCGCCGAGTGTGCGGATAATGGTGCCATATTCAGGCGAGACGTGCTTTCTCGGCACAAGCTCCACACTGGCAAACTCCTTCAAACCGTCGAAGCCTGTGCGGACCTCATTAAACTGAATGAGGCTGTGGCCATAATAGATGGAGTCGAGGGCATAGTTCAAAAAATCTTTGAACCAAGTGCTCTCAAAGGTGGCGAGGGCCTCCTCGCTCTGCTCACCGTCGATGGTGATAAAAAAAGCCTTCCTCAATACCATATCCTTGCGCTGGTCGATAGCACCTGAAAGGTGGAGGTCGGTAATAATATCGTCGTAGATATCGTAGAGCATCCTGCGGTCTGGCCTTGTGGCTGATATAGCGTGCTGCCAGGCATTGCGCCAGGCTCCGATAGTCTTTTGATAGAGAGCCTGTGTCTGCTGTACTATCTGAGCTATGGCGGAGCGCTTTGCGTCCATATCCTTTTTTGTTGGTCGTGCCATTTTATATTGCGGTTTGTGCAGAGTAGAGAACACGAAGAAGCGCATTCTGTACCTTGCTGGTTAAATCTTCTGAGTTTTCGTCTATAGAGCCGGTGAAGTTGATAGTGTCCACCATACTGTCGAGAGTGATATTGATTGTGGTGTTTCTCTGTCCTCCTGTGCTCACTGCATTGGTGCCCTGCTGTGCTACCTCCTGGAGGTTTGCGCCTGAGCCGTCGCCATTGACAGCTTCCGAGAGCGATGCCATAATGTCGGTTTTGCCGGATACTTCCTCGGTTTCCTCTTCTGACTTCTTGTGGTCTATGGCATCGAGGCTTTTGCGGTAGCCCTCCACTGCGTCGGTGGCGTCCTGCGCCCATTCCCAGCCTGTGAGCTCTGCTATCCATCCAAGCAGCTGCTGAACTGGATAGAGAATGATATCGAGGATGGCCGTGCCTATCCTCTTTAATCCGGCTATAATGCCGTCACTCTTGAAGGCCTCCACTATGCTATCCCAGTAGTCCCAAAATGTCTTGACTGCTGAGATCACCAAGCCAAATGGGCCAAGTATCAGAGAAATGGCAGCGCCCCAGGAGTCCCAGGCTTTTATCAGCTTATACACGAAGGTAACCAGCGCGGCTATTGCAACGACAACAAGCACGACGGGGTTTGCTGCCATCAAAGCATTGATGATGCCTTGTATCACCGACCACGCCTTCATTGCACCAACTACTGAGAGTATCACTCCGGCAAATACACCGATGGTGTCTATGTTCTCCGCAATAAATGTGAATAATGGAGCAACTACAGAGACCACGGAGTCGATGGCTGGTATCAGCATATCAGAGATAAACGGCAAAAGTTTTTCCGCAAGAGGAAGAACCGCCTCAAATATTTTGGCCTTCAGGTCGTCGAAGGATGTAGAGAGGACTGCCAGCTTGCCTCCAAGTGTATTGTTCTTGATATTCTCGCTCATATTGTAGAACTGCCCGCCCTCTGCCGTGGCGCTCCTGAAGGCTTCCTCTACGTCTTTGGCAGATATGGCACCTTTGGCCATCTCATCCTTCAACTCGCCTATGCTTTTGCCTGTTTTTTTGCTGATCTCCTGCAATGGATTGAAGCCAGCATTAATGAGCTGCATAAGGTCCTGGCCTCCGAGCTTGCCTGCACTCGATATCTGAGCGAAAGCAAGAGAGAGACTTCCAAACTTCTGCGCGTCTCCGGCAGCGATATCTCCTATGGACTCCAGAATTGGAGAGATAGTCTGAGTATCGAGGCCAAATGCAAGCATATTCTTTGCGGCGTCGTTTACCGTGCTATTGCCATAGAGAGTGGCCATCGTACTGTCGCGAAGCTCTTTGGCATAGGCTATGCCTTCCTCCTTGGAGCCAAGCAAGGTGGAGAACTGCGTCTCGGCGTTCTGTCTTGCCATGCCCTCTTGGAAGATAGGCGCTATGGCTCCGGCTACCGTATGAGCGCTGGATAGAATATTATTGAAGGAGAAGGCAGACTCGCCGAGACCATCAAAAAGAGATTTTTTGACGTCTGCTCCAGCCTTCTGTCCCGCCTTGCCAATGTCGCCAAGTTTGAGGCTGATACCTGACAGCTGCTCTTGTATGCCCTTCAGCGGATTTATAAGATCCGTGAGGTCTGCCACGGCATTGGCCACAGCCTTAATCGACTGCGGCGCTCTGTCGGTATCCTTCAAGCCGAGGACTTCAAGGTCTATGGTGAATTTTACGTTGCTGTCCATACTTACGTAAGTTTATACAGTTTCTTGTTGCCGTCGCGGATGCCCACTATCGTGGTGGTGAACGGGTATTCGGTCTTGGGTATCTGGGCGAGCACTTCCTTGATCATCCGCGAGTTGGTGAAGAACTTGCCCTCGGTGCCGTCCTTGTACTTGAAATGTATGAGGGTGCGGCCTTCGCCGTGCTCTGTCTTGATGTTTGGCACGGTGTCGATGATGGTGATCTCCTGGTTGGCTACGTCCTCGATGGATACGCGTTTTACCGCGAAGTAGTTGCCGGTATTGTCGGAGACTATGCCACCGGCGAGGAGTTCTGAAAAACTTTTCATATTACAATATGTTATTCGCCGTACAAATTCGCTCAATCTCGGACTTCAGTGTGGCCCTCTCCACCAAAAAGGAGCGGTACTTGGCTATCTTCTCGGACTTCTCGGGCTCGGAGTAGAGGCCGATGGTGGCGGAGTTGTACTCGTTGATGAGCTTGCTCTCGTGGTCGTTGCCGTACATATCAGAGAAGAACTGCTCGATGGCCTTGCTCTTGGTGAATGGCGCGCTTATCATTATCTCAAGCGCCGAGTACTGGGTCTGGGTTTCGGTGGTCTCGCCGTTGGCTACTTCCTGCTCTTCTGCCTGAATGTCGAGACGGATGCGCATTGTGAGCGCGTCGTCAGCTATCTGAAGTTCCTGAGGCTTATGGCCTCCGTACTGTGTTCTTTTCATAGTCCTAATTTTTTAAGTAGGTTTTTGGAATTTGAATGTTTTGCCCAGCCGAGCCACGGCGCTATCTGCTTGCGTAAGGCTTCGGGTGTGGTGTTTCGCTTGCGCAGTTTGGCAACCTTGCGGCAGAGGTTTTTCTTGATGCTCTTGCGCATAAGCCTCTGATGCCGGTAGAACTTGTAGCCCACATAATCGAGGGCTCTGCCGTGACGGTCGGCCCGGTTGTCTGATATTGGGAGCGTGATGCACTATCCTGTCGGGATAGTATGGCAGTCGGTAGATCTCGCGCTCCTTGGGCTCATAGACCTTGAATTTGATGTATTCAGAGGTCTTGAATGTGCCCTCTCTCAGGCTCTCGTGGAGTCTCAGGAGATTGCCCTCGCGGTCCTTGTCGAATTGCCGGATGCTCCGCTGGCTCTTACCCTTCCGTGCTTTCTGGTCGGCGAGCGTCAGGTTCTCCACTGAAATAATCCTCTCGTAGAGGTTGCCATATCTTTTCATATATCTGCTTTGTCAGTTGCGGGCCGTCGGCTGCATAGCCTACCAGCGCGCTCAACTTGTTTTATGTTTTTTGCCAAGAGGCAAGGCCATCCCCGTCAAAATAATGAAGCATTGACGCGAGCCGACATTCGGGTTCGTGATCGAGGGCACGTTGTTCGAGTTCGAGTACACGAGACCTGCGTGCGCCCCGTTATTCGCATTGCCACCCCAAAGAAGGCCACGCAACGGGAACCAGCCTTTTTTTTATTTCTTTACACTTTAATCTTTACACTTTCAACTTTTTTCACCAGGAACGCGCAACGCTTTACGCTTTAAAGCAGAGACGCGAGCCGACATTCGGGTACGTGAGCGAGGGCACGTAGGTCGAGTGCGAGCACACGAGACCCGCGAGCGCCCCGTTAACCGCAAAGCCACCCCAAAGAAGGCCACGCAGACTCGGGCTGCTGACGTTAGCATAATGATAGTCGCAGTAGAATGTGTTGCTGCTGCCTGCTCCGCTCTTGGCTGTTATGTCTCCATTATCGCCGAAGAGGATCTCCCTCAGAAACTGCTCTACCCTCATCTCGTCGCCTATGTAGTCGTAGTGGCTGAAGTCTGTGCTGCTGTAGAGGCTCGGATATTTGCAGATATATACCGGCGAGGTGCTTGCCGTTACGTTCACCAATACGCCGTCGGTCCATTCCCATATATGCCCGAAGGGGTTCTCAATGCCCCTGTACCTTATTGCGCCACTGCCCTGCGATGCGAGGAAGGACTTCAACTCTCCGCCGCTGGAGTTGTGGATGGTGTAGTCCCTTGTTCCTGTGCGGTTGCCGAGGTGGTCGGTATAGCCACAGGGCACGAATGGATAGTAGCCGTTGTATGAGTTCCACGAGTTGCCGTCCCAGGTGGTGACACCTTCGCCGAGACCTCCCTGAGCGAAGCCCTCGGCAGATTTCTGTGAGTTGTATGCCTTCTGGCTGTTGAGTGTGGCGTATTCCACCACGTAGAGCCAGTAGATTATCTTCTGAGCCTCGTAGGGCTTGCAGTTCCAGCGTGTGTCGCCGTTGTTGCGGTTGCGTGCCATAGTCCTGCACTGGGTGAGGCTTATGTAGGTGGCAGGGCGTCCGAGGAGTGAGCGGTGGCTCTCTCCATCCTGTCCTGCCGTGTTCTCGCTGTCCCAGGAGGCGTTGTTGTTGCCTCCCCGGTAGTCTGCCGTGGTGTTGGCTACCGAGCAGAGCTTGTTGGCGGATCTCTGCACCGTGGCCTCGTAGGCGCCTATGTACATTTTATCAACCTTCTGGTAGCCGTAGAGAGGGCGCTCGCTCATCCATACCTGGAGGCGGTCGCTCAGGGTTACGTATTTGATGTAGAATTCGGGTATCTCCACCATTACCTGCCCGGCGCTGCCGTCTCTGGTCTCGGAGGTCCAGTCGCTCTGGTTCCTGAATGGGGTGAAGGTGCCGTCGTCGGTCATCAGGCCTCCTATCATCCTGCTGTGGATGGGCAGTACCTTGTGGTAGTATGGATTGCCGAGGCGTGTGCACTCGGGGCTTCCGCTGGTGAGGCTCCACTCCACGCCGTAGGCGAATACTGTCTCGTCGTAGATCTGCTCGGCGAGGGTCTGGACCTTGCCGTCCACGTAGGTCTTTACGTCGTAGGCTTCGGCCACGCCTTTTTTTACGATGTCGGCGGTCTCCACCGGCTGAATGGCAAGCGCGCTCGATACGCTCTGCTTGTTGCTGGCCTTGGCGCTGATGGTGGTGCTTATGTACTGGCCGTCGGCGCCGTGCTCTATCAGCTGGAGGGCTGTGTCTGCCTTGCCGAGGGAGGTCTGGACTGTATCCGAGAGTCCTGCCTTGTCGATGGTAGGGATGGCGGTCTGAGGCTGCACGTCGATACGGGTCCAGGAGGTGCGCTCTATAGTTATGGTATCAGCTGACCGCATAAGACCAGAGTCTCCGTCTCCCGCCTGGCACTGGACCACTGAGCCGTCCTCTTTGAATATAAGACCGCCATTGGCGAGAAGTGAGTTGTGTCTGTCGTTGTCCGCACTATCATAGTACCAATCGTTGCCAATATGGAACCTCAGGCCATTGCTGTTGCGCATTGTCCTCATCTGCTTGATGCGCAGTTTATCAATAACCATCTGCCCGCTTCCTCCGTTTGCATAATCGAAATTGATATATTTCGCATTATGCACCACGGGATTTACTATGGTATCAATCTGCGCAGGTTGCGTATGATGGGTATAGTTCTTGATAATGCCGCTGCCATCAGTAGGCATCATTGTCTCCTCGTTGAACTGGAACACTGCGTGCCCATTGTCGTCGAACATATAGGGAATGCTCTCGTCTGTTAGGAGAAAATATGGATCCTCATCCACCAATGCCCTGACTTCCTCATCTGGGATAATTGCTTCCTTGGAGATGTAGGCTGTTACGGTATTGGCTGGGATGGTGATTGGCCCACTATCCGCCTTGTCCTTGCGGTAGATGTAGCCTTGTGTGTAGCCGTCCTTGGTCTCACCTGTGTACTGGATTATTGCCCCGAGAGGGCGCTCGGGCAGCGGTAACTCGGATACTTGCTCCAGATAGTCGCCGGGGGTTGGTATCTGCTCCTCGATGGTGCGCTGCATCTGTCCGAGCATCTCGGCGAGGCTGTCGGTCTCGGTGATGCCCTGGAGGAAGGTTTCTATCTCCTGCCACTTGTTGATGGTGCCGTCCACGTCGGAGGTGCCGTCGAGGAAGTCGCGGAGTTTCTCGGCGAGTGTCGCGAAGGTGCTGTAGTCGGTGCCGAGGGCGTTGATCCTTGCCACGAAGGCGTCGATGCTCTCGTCGTCCTTCTTGCCGAGGATGGCGAGGATCTTGTATGCCGTGCGCTCTGTCGCCTGTATGTCGAGGGCGTTGGTGGCGATGTCGTTCTCTGCGTCGTCAAGCCTCTTGTCGTGGGCTGATACTATGCTCTTGTCGGCCTTGCGGTCTATCAGCGTGCTGATGGAGGTGCGGTTGCCCTCGCTGTCGCTGATGCTTACCTTGCTGGCGCTTATGTCGTCGTCCTTGTGTACGTAGCTCTCGAACACGTTGGCGAAGTCGTTTTCTGTCGGGTAGTCGCCCTTCTGGAAGTGGCTCTTGAGTTCTGCCCTGCTTGTCTTGGTTCCTGCCATAGTCTTAGAGTTTTATGATGAATGCGAGTGCGTAGTATGGTGGCATAATATCCACCGCTGTAGGATTGCTCTGTCCTGCCTTCACTCTGTAAATACGGCCACAAGTATCTGCCTCTCCATTTCTCCACGAGCAGTTGTATGAGCCGGTTACCGAGAGTTCTTGTGATAGTGAAGGAGAGTGTGGCCCTGATGAATTGGTCCATCCCTTGCCATTACCTCCATAGAACTGATTGTTTATTATCTCCGGGATGTTGGATGGTGTGAGTTTTACAGAGCCATCCTTGCTTGTTCCTGAATTGGTGCCTACTGAGTACTTGTTGCCTGCGCCTATAATAAACTTGTCCTTCAGGTTGGGGCGACCTTTGTTTCCGTCGCACAATGCCCAGCCGTCGGGTATGGTGGCTATGCTTCCGCTCCACATTACTATGGTGCCCTTGGGAACGAGGTACTTCTGCATCTGATTGATTGTTGCTTCTGTCTGCCCCTTGAAGCTGGCAAAAGTCGAGTTGTCCACCTTGGCCTTCAAGGCTTCCGGGCGTCCCTTGGTGATCTCGTCGTCCAGCGCCTTCAGTATCGCAATGTTGGATACTTCGTTCATCCTCTTGAATTCGCTCCAAGGGATTGCGCCGTCGGGCTGGCCGTCGGTGAGGGTGCGGAGGCTGTAGGCTTTGTTGTAGGTCTCGTTGTTGGCCGTTACGTTCTGATATGTCTCCTCGATGTAGCAATAGTCGGATGCTATCTGTGCCTTGTGGTACAATATCTCTCCATTTACATACACATAGCCTCCTGTGCGCTGTGTGCCTACCTTCTCGCATCCGCTCAGTATCAGATACTCATAGCCGCATATCCTGCCGAGCATCATAACCTTGCGGATGTTGCTCTGTAGCATTGCAAGTGTCTCGCAGTCGTCAGGGAAGCCGCCCTTGTCGGGATCCTCGTTTTCTACTGTGAGGAAATTGCCGTATATCAGGTCCTTTGAATATTCCTGTTCCATTTCTTTAATCTTTTAAAACTTTACACTATCAGCAGATACCAGGTTTTGCCTTGGGTTTTGTAGGTGTTTACCACTGCCGCTATCTCCTTCTCTTTGTCGCGGAGGCTGGCTGGTATCTCTACAAAGAAGTCGTAGAAGGTCTTGTTGTTCTCGTATCTGCGGTTCAGTATTATCTGGTTGGGTTCTCCTCTCCGTTTCACCCTCTCATATACTTCTCCAGAGTCTCGTCTGTATATGATGCGGGGCTTGCCGTTGGAGTCGAGGCTCCATCCGTAGAGTGCGCGGAGTGCGTCGCTCTGCATCCAGCGTTCCTCCATCTGTCGCTTTATTTCTTCTATTGTTCTTGCCATATTATGATACCTTGAAGTCGATTTCTATGCCCATATAGTTGATGCCTCCGAATGTCTCGGGCTGAGAGTCCGGGGTGGCGGTGATAGCCGTGGCGGGCTGTGGTGTAATTGCAAAAAAGGCTGTCACCTTGCCGTTGGATACCCGGGGAGGCGTGATGTCCATCCCCGGAGTAAGCTCTTGGCTAAGTGACAGCCCATGGAGGATGGCCAGCTGAACGGCGTCCTCAGGAGAACCACATGCTCCGAGAGCTATATCCAGGAGTGATTGTCTTGGTTGTGTTCTCATGTTATTTACTGTTTGTTTCGTTTAGCCTCTTCCTGCCTTACCCAGACAAGATTTTGGAAGGCTTGCGCCCATTCTTCGTCGCTGAGGTCCTCGGGATGCGTGATATGTAGATAGTACTGAAGCTGTGCGTCTATCATTCTCAGTGCATCGTTGGGCTTAATAGCCGAGTCCTCTATAATTTTGAGAGCTCGCCCTGCTTAACCTGGATAATCTCTTTGAGCTTGTTGTTGAGGCCAAAGAAGTACTCATCCTCTGTCTTGAAGCCATCCCAGCCTCCGAGCCAGCAATTTTTGATGAGAAGCTCGTTGGATTTGAGAGGGTCATTCTGAAGCCTGCTTGCATAGTTGAGGGTCATACGGTCCGGCTTGCGGAGGTAGCAAATCTTGTCGTCGGCAGTGTAGGCGAATACTACACCATACTTGGCCTTCCAGGCGTCCACCTGCTCGGGGGTTGCCTGGCCTTGTTTCTGTGTCTCTTCTGGCATAATTTATAAATTAAGTTGGTTACTAATTCGGGAGGTTCTTCTGATGCTCGATGCTGAGGGCTACAAATGGCAGCTCTACCGTCATGTTGTCGTCGGTGTTGCTCATTCCCTTCTTGATCTCTGTGAACTCGATACCGTGTATCAGGTCCATGATGAGGAGGTCTCCCTTGGCGGGGTTGCCGTAGCATACTGTAGCATCTACGTGGAGATCGAGTATCTCATGGTTAGGCGCAAGAGCCTGCATGGTCTCATAGGCGCTCTGAAGCATTGAGATGGTGCCCGATACCGAGCGCTGCCCTCTCTGGATGGCCTTTGGGTCTCTGCCCTTGCCGTAGATGGCGGTTTTGGTCTGGCTCTTGGTGTACTCGATATTTGTAATGTCGTCAATTTTCTGACCTCCCACAAGCAGTGTGATATCGTGGAAGTCGTACTCCTTGGCGTCGAATGTCTGCTCTACTTTTGCCATGTTAATGAGGTGTTAAATGTTGCTTAATAGGTTAGATCTGTGTATCGAAGCCGAGAAGAACCTCGATGTACTTGCTGTAGCCGTATGGCTTCACCTTCACGGATACTTCAAGTTTTGAGGTCTTGGCAATGTCCTGGTCGGGGTCCACAAAGCAAACAACGCCCTTGTCTGTGGGGTCTGCCGTGCCGAGGTTTCCAGCCTCTGTCATGCTCGATACAATGGCCTGCTCCACCGCGTTCTGGATATCCATACAAGTGGCAGGAGGTATCTTGCCTTCCTGCAATGGTATCTCCTCGCCTATGTAGTTTACCAGTGTGGCATAGGCGATGCGGTATGCCTTGTCGATGGTTCTGCGCCTTGGAATGTAGGCGTAGTCGTCTGATACAGGTACAGCCATCTGGTCGTCGGCAATGTAGTAGCCGGTCTTGCCTACAAATGTGCGCGCGGTGATGAGTCCTTTTTCGTGAGCCGTGGTGGCGTGGAGGTTGTCGATCTCGGCGCCGTCGGTGGAGTAGAAGACAGGAGGATACAGGGCGCCATCCTTCACTCTTGCAAGGCTGCGCTGTACTGGCACACTTGCCAGCCTGCCTGCCACATAGTAGAGCAGCGGAATCTCGCCCTCTGCCTCCACGTTGTCCACTACTGCTACTCTTGATACGTTGAGCGCTGACCAGTCGGCAGTGTCCTCCAGGAGCGACGATGTGCAGGATACAAGGAAGAAGCAAGGAGCAAAGAGTGTCTCTGTGGCATACTTGGCCACGGAGTCAAGAAGTTTCACCGTGGTGATAGAGTTGATCTCGTCCGCTACTACAAAGCGGATCTCACCGCGGTACTCTGCTATCTTGTTCTTCAATGCGGTTTCCTCAAGCGCTGTGGTGGAGAGAATGAGCTTGGCGTTTCCACCTACCTGATGGTAGAAGGCTACTACCCTCTCGTCCTCTGTCTGAGTGCCTATCTGCTTGCGGTAGTCCTCGATGTTCTGGCATACGATGTCGGAGCTGAGGTCTGATAAAAGCATGAGGCATACGCCGTCGTCCATTGCCTCCACTCCACCGAGTGTGCCGTTTGCGAAATTGATTTTTACTGATGGTAGCATAATATTTTAATGTTGGTTTATCCATTCTTTTTGCTGAGGGCTCAGGCTGTAGCGTCTGCTGTCTGCCTCCTGTTGCCTTTGCGCCTTTTTTCTCAGTGCTTAGGCTCTCGCCTTTTGGTAGCGCTCCGCCGCCTGGTCGTTCATCAGGAGCCCGCCGCCGAAAAGTGGCTTATTTCCGCAGGCTCTCACAAAGGTGCACTCTTCGCTCTTCAGCTCGAATGGCACGTCCCTATCGCAGAGCATACCCAGCAGCGCTGCTGTTGTAATATGGTCGTCATAGGCGAGCACCGGCTTCAGTACCTTGGCCTTTTGTGTGGCTCTTAACGCCTTGTTAAGGATTGGATCTATAATCACCTCCACACCTGGTGCCAAGTTGGTGAGGAAGGAAGTGCTTATCTTTGCGCCGTTGTCGTAAACAATCTCCACGTTGGCGAGTACCCGGCAGGCTCCCTTCCCACTGCCACCCATCGTAAGGTGTGGGCCAAAGAGGAAGAAGTCGATGCCCTGCTTCAGATAGTAGTTCTTTATCTGTGCAAAGATAGAGAATGGGGGATTGTCTATCACGACACAGCCGGCAGGATAATGGCAGACCTCGTAATCTCCACCAGGCCAAAAGGGCCGTATTATTTCACGATCAGCGGAGATATTGAATCTCTGGCGCACCCAGTCCACTACACAGCCGTACACTTCTGGTGGGGTGTAGCAGTCGTCTGTCGTCAGTTTCCTTTTAAACTTATCGACAAAGCCCTCGTAATCGTTAAACAGTTTCGGATTTTGGCTGTTTCCCATAGTTACACAATTTTTTTGAGTTCTTCACGAACCGGGCACTGGGCAGCGTGGGCGCAGTCGTTTATTTTTTCGATCGCAGTGCGCAACTGCTTCACCTCGCTTGTAAGCTGGCTTACCGTCTGTGCAAGATGTGCGCGCTCTGCCTTACTCTCTGCAAGATCCTTGCGCGTATCCAATAGGTCTGCCTTCGTGGTTGCAAGTTCCTCCCTGAGTGGCTGAACAATCGACTCCATCAGCAACTTTGTGCCGGTCCTGAAATTATCCATCTCCACCTTGTCGGTCTCTGCCGTGGCTTGGTCCTTTTTGGCCTTGATGGTTACTACTGCCAGGAGGCCTCCACCGAGTATGAAGTTGAGTACGATGCTTATAATATCCCAGTTCATTTTATTAAATATTAGTGAATAGAGGGCAAGCGAATGCCCTCTACTCTGAAATTATGGCAGCAAAAGATTACAAGGCTTAGGCTGTGGCCTGTGCGAGTACTACCACGCCCTTCTTGTCGAAGCGTGTGTAGTGACCGCCTGCACGTACAAGGCAGCTGATGATGTCGCCGTAGTATGTGGGGTCGTTGTTGCTCTCGAATACCTCAGTGTTGCCGAGGGCTCTTGCCACACAGTCACGCTGCCAGAAGAGACCAGCCGCGCCGTCGGTGGCGCCGTTGGTGGCGGCAAGTGATGTGCCGGCCGCTACGGTACGGAGTACCTCACTGCGCTGGTAGAACTTGAAGCCGTAGAGCTCGCCTACAATGCCGGTCTGTGCGTTGGCCGAGTTGAGGAAGGCGTTGTACTGGTTCTGAGTGAGACTGTCGAGCAGTTCTGCCATCATCTCGTAGTCGAGAAGGGCACACCTGCCCTCTGCGGGGATGTTGGCCTTGTCGAAGAGCTTCTTTACGGCCAGCACGTCTGAGATGGTTACTGCCTTGCGGTTGCCTGTAGCATCTACAAGGTGAGCGCTTACGGATGCGCCGGAGGTGAGCACCTTGTCGAAGCCTGATGGTACCCAGCTCTTGATGAGTGCAGAGTCAGCTGACTCTGAGAGAGCTGATACGTGGGCACCGAGCACACTTGCCCTCTTGTCGTATGAGAGCTCCACAATCTCGGCATTGCCGATGCGGAATGGGTCTGTGGTGAGCTCTGCGATGTCGTAGGTGAGGTCGTTGTCGGTTCTGCTCACTACAGTGCCAGGGAATGTGCCACGGTTTACAGTTACCGAGGGCACGGAGCCTGCGTTTGGTACGTGTACGGTGTGGTTGTCCACGTAGCTTGAATGGTTGGCCGAGTTTACTGCAAAAGAGCCATCCTTGAAGAGGTTCTTTACAATGTCGTTGATCCAAATTTCTTTCTGAAGTGCCATGGTTTATATAGTTTTAAATGGTTACTACTTGCCAAACTTCTTGGCATAGATCTGCTGGTACACCTCGGGCTGGTTGCGCTTCAGGGAAAGGAGAGCGCCGGGCTGACGGTCGAGCTCGTCCCAGTCGGGCAGTGCGTCGGTGGTGCCGGTGTTGTTGATGAGGTCGGTAGGCTTTACAGGCTTTTTCAGGCAAGCGAGAGCCTCCTTCAGTGTTGCGATGCCTGCCTTCTCTGCAATGTCGGTGAAGGTCTGCACCTTGTCCTTGCTGAGTGTTCCGGCGTTGATTGCGTCGTTGATCAGTGTTGCTACCTCCTGCTGACGGGCTACCTCAGCCTCCTTCAGGAGTTCCTCGCGTTCTGCCGCCTTGCGGTTCAGAAGCTCGATGCTCTGCTCTATCTCTTCCTGTGTGGCGTCGAGACCGAGAGAGAGAAGCGCACAGATGCGCTCTGGGTTCAGTGTCTGTTTCATATTTTCTGTCGGTTTGTTGATTACTACTGTGCTCAGTTTTGTGGCCATCAGTTCCACGAAGGCTCCAGCCTTCAGCTCAATGCCATCAGGGATGGCCAGGGCGTTGTCGTTGCTGCCGATATCCACTATCGATACCTCGCGGAGCTTGCATTTGGTAACGGTGGGCCTTGCCTGACCCACAAGGAGGAACTGCTCGTCCTGGGAGGTCTCCACAATGTCGATGCCGATGCTTGCCATATTCAGGAAGCCTCGCTCGTACTTGTCGGCTATCTTGGCGGCAAACTCATCCTCCATGTCGAATACCGGGGTGGCTATCCACTTGTCGGCCTCGCGTCTCAGGTTCTCCATCCTGCCAATGGGCAGTTGTACGTCCTTGTATGGACTCTCGGGCCTGTTGTGCATGAAGAGCATGATTGGGTTCTTCTGGTACTGCTCGATGTCGATGCCGTCGCTCAGTACTCGGAATCCGTAGCTGTTCAGGCTCTCGTCGCTTATTACTATTTCTCTCATATTATTTCTGTTTGATACTGCAAAACTACACACACCATACAGCCTATCCAAAAAGGTGTGCAATGTTTGCAAATGTTTTTCATTATCAGCGGTTTCAGGTAGTATCTTTGCACCGTTAACCAACTATTAACAGTGTATTATATATGACAAGTTTAGAGAAGGAAGAGAAGAAGAGCACAGGCAAAGAGCTTTTCTTCAAAGGCTACAGCCTGAAGGAGATCAGCGAGAAGATAGGTATCTCCACCAACTCTCTGTCGCGCTGGTGCAAGGATGGCAACTGGCAGCAGGAACGCGCGGCAAGAGGTATCACCACAAAGGAACTGGTGAAGAAGATACTGCTTCAGATAGATATGCTTTTGGAGGCCAGCAAGGATGATCCAAGCAAATTCCGTCCCCAGGAGATTGCGATGCTTTTTAATAGCATATCAAAAATCGACAAGGGCAGCGACAATGTAGTCACTATTATTGATGTGTTCACTGCATATCAGAAGTGGCTGAACGAGCGCCAGAAGATCGACAAAAACTTGGATGATGAGTTTATCTCCAAGTGCTACAACTATCAGAACGAGTACATTAACTCGCGTTTTGCAAACTCTACCATCAATTAATCATGAGCGAGACGAAGAACGCGCTGCTTGCGTGGAAGAGACTTGGCGAGTCTATAGCAAGCCAGAGCATAATAAATGCACAGGAGACGCCTACAGAGCAGGAGAACAGAAAGGCCAAGGCGCGCAAGGACTTTGCGTTCTTCGTGCGCTATTACTTCCCGCACTACTGCAAAAACGAAGAGACCGGCGAGTTCATCAAGCCTGCCAAGTTCCACACCAAGGCGGCTAAAGAAATACTGAATAATAGGAATATCCGCGCCGTGTATCAGTGGCCCAGAGGCCACGCCAAGTCTGTATATATGGACGTGATAGTGCCTATGTGGCTGATATGTCAGGAAAAAAGGCTGCTGAACGTGATGATACTTGTAGGCAAGAGCGAGGATAATGCTGCTACTCTTCTGGGAGACCTCCAGGCAGAGCTTCAGTATAATGCAAGATATATCCACGATTTCGGCACCAAGTACAATGCCGGAGACTGGCAGGACGGGCAGTTCGTCACTCAGGACGATATGGCCTTCTTCGCCCTTGGCCGTGGGCAGAGCCCTCGCGGACTCCGACACAAGCAATACCGCCCCGACTATATCGTGATAGATGATATCGACGACGACCAGATGTGCCGTAATGATCAGCGAGTAAATGAGTGTGCAAAGACCATCAAGTCTGAGCTCTTCGGATGCTTCGGCGCTGGGGGCGGCAGGTTCATAATGGTAGGCAACCTCATCGCAAAGAACTCGGTACTTCAGAAGTTGATGGATACCAAGGGTGTGAGCGTATCGAAAGTAAATATAATGGACTCCAAGGGTGTGCCAGCCTGGCCGGAGTATTGGAAGCCTGAGCGCATTGCAGAGATGCAGCAGTTCATGGGGTACAGAGAGTTTCAGAAAGAGTATATGAACAATCCCGTGACAGAAGGAGCGGTATTTAAAGCAGACTGGATAAAGTGGAAGCAGTGCGAGAACTGGAGGAAGTACGACCAGATAGTAGCCTACTGCGACCCATCCTTCAAGGGCACTGAGAAAAGCGACTTCAAGGCCGTTAAGGTCTGGGGAAAGATAAAAAGCGAGTTGCACTGTCTGAAGGCTTTTTGCCGTCAGTGCACCATCGGCGAGCTGGTCCGCTGGTTTTACGATCTGCACGAGAGTATTCCGCAGGGCACGCCTATCGATTACTTCATCGAGGCGAATATGCTCCAGGATATGATATTGGATGAGTTTACCGCAGAGGGAGAGCGCCGAGGCTACCAACTGCCCATCCGTGGCGACAAGCGCAAAAAGCCTGACAAGTTCCAACGTGTAGAGGCTGTGTCCGCACTCTGGGAACGTGGCTTTGTCTGGTACGATAGCAGACAGAAGGAGGACTTCGATATGCTTGCAGCAATGGACCAGACTCTCGCCTTCGAGCGTGGCATGAGAGGCCACGACGACGCACCCGACGCCGACGAGGGAGCCATATACATACTACAGCGCACGGCGAGAAGCCATATTTTCGAGCCCCAGATTGGCAAAAGGCTTCCTCCTTCTGCATCGTATTAATAACCTATTAACACCGCATTAATTATGAGATATGTAACAGAAGCAGACCTCAAGATAGTGGTGGATGATGACACACTGGAGGTCATTCACCAGAGCGACTCCGCTACTCTCGACAATGCCGAGAGAGTGGCCATCGAGGAAGTGAGCGGATATCTGCGCTCGCGCTTCGATATTGCCAAGGAGTTCACAAAGACCGGCACAGAGCGAAACGACCAGGTTCTGCTCCGCTGCTCAGATATCATGCTCTATCACCTGATATCATGGCAGCCACGACGCCTCGGCTGGGATATTAGAGAGATACGCTACAACCAGGCCGTAGAATGGTTGCAGGACGTTCAGGAGGGTAAGATAGTGCCCAGCCTTCCTCAGTATGAGTCAGAGGATGGTTCGGCAGACTCCAGCCATTATCGTATGGCGGATACGAGGGCACCTTCCAGGCGTGGCTTCAGCCTTACTGCTCGGCTGGCTACAGCGTAAACCTCAGCAACGAAATAGAGGCAGACCGCAGCGGTATCTACTTTGTAAAATCAGTAGAGACCTCCGTGTCTGCCTCTGGTGGAGTCCGCAAGATAGAGCTTGGCAAAAGGCTTTAGAACTCATCCGGCCAAAGCAACTTTCTCAAAGTAGCTTCCCTCGCCTGGATGGAGTCTCTTATGGCTTGCAGACTGTCCCGCTCCCGGGTTCTCTCGGTTCTCGGGTTCTGAGGCTCGCGCACTCTTGCGCTGTCGAGCAGATTAAGATCGTGCGAGAACTCATGCCCGGTGTAGCCTCCTTCCTTGTATGTTACGGTGTGGCTCTCGGTATGGTCCGGGCTGTCGTAGATAGTTACTCTTTTTACTTCCTGAGCGGAGACCTCGGCGCTGATGAGCGCCAACAATCCGCATAAAACTAAATTTTTAATCATGGGCAAAGGTGCTGAAATTAGACAAATGATACAGAATATCGCAGCCAGCAACAAGGGGCTCGCCCTGATGGAGGCTGAGGTTTCTGCCGTTCAAGATACAACAATTAGCGCAAAAATCCAAGGTCTTGAGCATAAAAATATCAGACTGGTGGCGGGCTTCTCGGGTGGGGTCGGCACATTGATCATAAAGCCAGCGGTAGGCAGCAAGGTACTTGTGGCAGACCTCAGCAACGGCAGACTCCGAGACTTGGTGGTTCTGCTCACCGAGCAGGCCGAGACCATAGAGTTCAACGGTGGAGAGCTCGGCGGGCTTGTCAATATCGAGGAACTCACCAAAAAGATAAACGGATTGGTGCAGACGGTGAATGCGCTGATTAATGCCTATAACCTGCACACTCACGGTGTCAGCGGTTCTGCTACTGTGGCCACTACTTCACAGGCTCAGAAGGCTGATACATTCACAGCCTCGGATTACGAGGATACAAAGATTATTCACTAAACCTATACAAAAGTAAAATGAGAGGAATACAGATAAACAACGACAGTATTCAATAATTCTAAATTTTGTAAACTATGGAAGCAACTGTGAATGTAAACAGCATTTTGTTTTTATTGAGGAATTTGGATTTGAATGTCCAGGAATATATCAGTGCGGAACTTGGCAAATTGATAAATAAAAACAGGAAAAGACTGGTTGAGAAGGAGAGTGCCCATGTGCCTTCCGACGAGGAGAGACGGGTGGAGATTCTCAATTCCGCCTGCGGAATATGGGATTGGGACGAGAGTGTAAAGTTGAAAAGTAAAGAGTAAAGTTGAAATAGGAGAGTGTAAAGAGGGGCTGTCTCAAAAAAAAGTGAGGCAGCCCCTTTGATTTTTGTTTAGTTTTTTGTCTCTCACGAAGTATAAAAGGGGTAAAAGGCTCTTCTAAATACAACCAATGTGTTTCCTCTAAAAGCAAGAGTTCCTTTGGAACTCCGAAGGGTAAAAGCGCTCTTGAAAAATGGATACGATAGAGCGCTTTTATACTTCCAGAGTATTTTTTCTTAAAAAAATACGACTTTTAAAAAGAAATATCATCAAGAGCGCTTTTAAATCTTTTATCCTTTGTGAGAGACAAGACAACCCGTCCCTTTTTTTATCTCTTGCTCATGATCACCTCCCTCATGTATATCAGTCCCCTCACGTTGCTGAGTATCTGGTTGTCGGAGGTCGAGGTGTCGGTGTTGCATGCAATGCCTATGTTGTTGGCCTCTATAGTGAGGGTGTCGTTGTGGCTGCGGATATCCACGGTGGCGTATTTCGAGAATTGCCCCATAATATCTATTGCCTTGTCTCTGAGGACCTCAATATCGAAAACTCCTGGTATCTCCACACTCGACGATACCGTTCCCTTGCCCAGAAACGATGTTATTGTGGCTCCGTGGGTGGTTATGGTCGATTGTTTCTTGCTGGTGGATGTGGTGACTCCCTCTCCGAAAACCGCCCTTGCCGTGCGGCTCACCACTATGCTGTGGAAAACCCTGAAAGGCAGTATTATTGTGGCCACGGTGAGCGGTATCAGCGCCGTCAGGACAAACAAAAATCCGTTGTTGCCCTTTGGCCCCATTGTCAGTATCGGTATCAGTGTAGCGGCCCATATCAGCAATGTGGCCGCGGCTATCCATATCTGCAGGTGTTTCAGGTTTCCCAATTTGCCGGCTGTATCGCGGGCCTCGGCCTCTATGCTTTCCTTGCAGAAATTGCCGCTGAAATTCAGGCTGCTGTATTCCTCAGCCATGTAGTTTCCGTATTTGGTCTCTGCGGTTTGCTGCTTGTTGTCATCATCTGCCAGGCTGTCGCCTATCGATTTTAGCAGGTTGATGTTTAGCCTTATGTCGCCTACGTGTTGGATATCCTCGTGGGTGCGCCTGTTGAGGTTCGAGAATAGGTGCGCGTCAAAATAGTCGGTCTCGTCGTCCTCTATAATATATAGCTGGTCCTGGTCTATCACCACTGCGTGCTCCCTCAGGCTCATCTTATTAATCATGGGTGCTATGCTCCTGGTGATTATCTGTTTCAGGCTGTCGCTTATCTTTCCGTTTTGGGTCCTGAAATCTATTCCGCAGGCGCTTATAGCCACCTCGCCATGCCGCTTGTGGTTCCATTTGGGCGAGAATGCGAAAATGGTGTTTGCGGTATCCACTGGCAGCTGGCACTGGTAGCAGTTGCCTGTAAAATACCTGTGATTGTGTTTGCCGTCGCTGGTATAGGTTACCATGTCGGCGCATATTATCCGTCTGCCTTCCGCGCTGGTCTGCAGTGCGTCCTCGTAATCGTAGGTGCTGCCCCGCACAAGGTCGTATTTCTCCAGTTGGGGGCTGAAGGAGGGCAATTTCTCCAGATTCCCGGATATGGATGCGGTAATCCTTCTCTTGTATTGATATGTGAATATCCCGCTTCCGATTATAGCGCCAATTATCAGTGCCACCAATGCCGCCATTGGGTGAACCCTCAGCAGGCACAGGCTTATGGCTATTACGATACACCATATTATTAACCTTAGGGTCTTTATCCCGTCAAGATAGAGCCTCTCGTCGTAGTAGTTGTTCTGCTCCATGTTTGTGTGTTGTATTATTTGTTTGCCAAATTTAAATATTATTTCTGAGAATGTAAAAAAAAATATCAGTGCCGAAAAATGCGGAAAGGTAAATAAAATTTTATAGTTTGTGTTATTATGTATATATTTGTGGAATATTATATATTGCAAAGTAAATGAAAAAACAGATTAGTCATAGGTCACCACTGTTCTACGTAGGTGATAAATATAAATTGATCAACGAGATAAAAACCTATTTTCCTCAAAAGATTGGTACTTTTGTGGAGCCATTCGTGGGAGGTGGGTCTGTCTTTATGAATGTGGAGGCCGACAGCTATATTCTCAATGATCTGGATTCTTACGTAATATCTCTGCACAGATTTTTGTGTGACAGCAGTCTTAACCAGGACCTGTTTTTCGATAATATTTTTTCCGTAATAGAGAAATATGGATTGTCTTGCTCGTATAGGTACGATATTGTGCCGGATGATCTGAAAAGGGAATTTGTAAAGACCTATTACGCAAAATTCAACAAGGAGGCGTATACCAGGCTGAGGGCTGACTACAACAGGGATTTCAGGGACAACACTCTGTACCTGTATCTCTTGTTGATATATGGATTCAATAGAATGATCAGGTTTAATAGGACCGGCGATTTCAATCTGCCTGTTGGTAATGTTGATTTCAACCGTAATACCTATGATGCATTGGTTGATTATTTTGATATTGTAGGCAGGAAAAACATCAGCTGGCACAATAAGGATTTTCATCAATTCTTTGATGATCTCAGTTTGCGGAAGGATGATTTTGTGTATCTGGACCCTCCGTATCTTATTACATTCAGTGAGTACAACAAGTATTGGAACGATGAAGCCGAGGTGGATTTGCTGAAAATACTTGATGACCTTGATGGCAAGGGTATAAGATTCGCCATATCGAATGTTACACATTACAAGGGCAAGGTAAATAGTGCCTTCCTTGACTGGTCGTCAAAATATAAGTCGTATCCAATCAAGAGCAATTATATCAGCTATCACGACAACTCCATAAAGACATTCAATGAGGTTTTAATTGTTAATTATTAATTCTTAATTGTTAATTATTAATTCTTAATTATTAATTATCATTATTAGGTCGGTTGTCTTGTTGGGACATTTAATATAAGGGCAAAAACTATGAATGTGAAAACAATAACAATAAGCTGTGGCGACAATTATCCCGGCACTTGCAGGCTTAATCCATTTAGGGTGGTTTGCTATACTTTCTCTTATACTGAAGGTAATGATATTGATTTCATAGATAGAGTTATCATGAAAGCCAATGTAATGAAGGACAGGGTAAATTCCGGCACTGCCAATGATTCTGAGCATTCGCGACCCCAGAATGTGGTTTTGTCCAATTGCATAGCGGGTATTCTGTCGGAATACTGTTGGTATAATTATCTGAACACAGATTGGTCATCTAATCTCAGGTCAAAAGTTGTTGATTATACTGAATTCCAGTCTGCTACTAATCAGATAGATTTAAGGATTGTTGCGAATGATAAAAAAATAGAGGTGAGGTCGTCTTTCCCGAGAAACGGGATTGATTTTGCTATATGTCACCCAAAGTACGAATTTGATATACTGGGGCCTTATGCCAATAATTACAAGCCTGGCGAGATATCCAAGGATTATTATGTGAGGGCGTTGTTTGTGATGAGGAATCCTACAGACATCATAAGCCTTGTAAAGGAGAGAGAGTTTAATGTATATTTAACGGGAGGTGCCACTCATAAAATGATGTGGGACCCCCAATTGTCGATTAATAAGAGTTTGATCCCGGAGGATAGTTTTGTATCGGAGCAAACCAGTTATAGGGTTGTTCCGTTTCATAATGCATTGGATACAATAGAGATATACAACATGATAAGAAACGGGATTTGACAAAACGGAAAATAATTTTAAACTTTTTAACCATTCTGTAGTCAAAATAAAAACAAAAATCCATACTTTTGCATTCATCAAGAATAGACAATATCCTTTTGCTGAGAATAGATAATATGAGAATGATTTAATAACATTACTGATTCATTACCTAAATAAACAATAATAATATGAAAAAACATTTGATGCTTGGCGTAATGGCAGGATTGTGCGGCGTTACCAACGCTCAGAATCCCCTTATCACCAACCAGTTTACGGCCGACCCTACCGCGAGGGTCTTCGATGGGAGGATGTATGTATATCCCTCTCACGACATCATAAGCCCTGTGGAGCCCGAGAAGGAGTGGTTCTGCATGGCCGACTATCACGTATTCTCGTCGGACAACCTTACACAGTGGCGCGACCACGGCAAGATCCTGGACCAGAAGGATGTGCCCTGGGGCAATCCCGAGGGCTACTCGATGTGGGCCCCCGACTGCGTGCGCGGCAAGGACGGACGCTACTATTTCTTCTTCCCCAATGCACCCAAGGAGGGACGCGGATTCGGCGTTGGCGTGGCCATCAGCGATACACCATACGGACCATTCAAGGCTGAGGCCGAGCCCATAAAGGGAGTATCGGGCATCGACCCTTGCGTATTGCAGGCCTCCGACGGCAACAACTATATCTTCTGGGGCGGAGGCGGAATCCGCGTGGCCAAGCTCAAGGACAACCTTCTGGAGCTGGCTGAGGACAACCCGACTTCCACCGTTAAATTCGGCGAGCACGAGATCGAGATGATAGGCGCCGACGCCGCCAAGGGCCTTCCCGAGGGTTTCAAGGAGGGCCCGTTCGCGTTTGAGCGCAACGGCAAGTACTACCTCACATATCCATGGGTGCGCGGCAAAAAGGGCGAGAAGGGCATCGACGGCAAGCCCACCGACAACCACACCGAGACCCTGGCCTACGCCATGAGCGACAATCCAATGGGCCCCTACGAGTACAAGGGCCTGATAATGGAGGAGCACTACAACCATTGCTGGACCAACCACCACTCGATAGTGGAGTACAAGGGTCAGTGGTATATATTCTATCACCACAACGACCTATCGCCCAATTTCGACAAGAACCGCTCCATCTGCGCCGACAGCCTCACTTTCAATCCTGACGGCACCATTCAGCTGGTGAAGCCCACACGCCGTGGAGTGGGTCTGGCAAGCGGTTATCAGCCAATACAGATCGACCGCTATTCCTCGGCAACGGCCAAGGTGGCTACCAAGTTCCTCGACGATAAGAACACCTTTGCGGGCTGGTATCTCCAGATGCCCAAGGGCGAGAAGGCCACATTCACCAACGTGGATTTCGGATTCTATACACCTAAGCAGGTGACAGTGCGCTACCGTGCCAAGAAGGCCGCCGAGGCGATAATCTCCGTGGGCGGAAAATCAGTGACCGTAAGCCTGGCCCCATCGGCAGAGTGGACCGATGCAAGTGCCCCTATCTCAGCTACTATAGACCGTGTACAGGATATAGAGGTTAGGGCTGAGAAAAACACCATAGAGGTAGACTACATACAGTTTGGCAAGTTCGAGGCCACCAATCCTCCCGAGGGCAAGAGCGTGGAGAACTGCATACCCGGCGCCCAGTACCCATGCGTGGACGATCAGCACAGGGCCACATTCATGCTGCACGCGCCTTCGGCACACACCGTGGCCGTGGATATCTGCAACAAGGTGTATCCCATGACCCGCGACTACGACGGCAACTGGAAGGGCACCACCGAGCCACTGGTGGTGGGTCCGCACTACTACCGCCTGGTGGTGGATGGAGTAAACGTGAACGACCCCAACGTGTACACCGTATATGGCGCGGGCAGCTGTTTCAGCAACATCGACATTCCTGAAAGCGACGACGAGGCCGCCTACTACACATTCAACAAGGACATTCCACACGGACAGGTGCGCGAGTGTCAGTACTGGTCGCCAAGCCACAATAGAATGCGCCGTTGCTATGTGTACACTCCCGCGGGCTACGAGAAGGGCGCTTCCAAGTATCCATACTTTATACTTCAGCACGGCATGGCCGAGAACGAGACCGGATGGCACGTTCAGGGCAAGATGGCCAATATCATGGACAACAACATTGCCGCCGGCAAGGCTGTGCCCATGGTGGTGGTGATGGACAACGGCGACTGCGACTACGGTTTCGGAAGCATACCCGGCGAGACCATGGCCGATTTTGGCGGCAAGTTCGAGCAGGTGGTTACCGACGAGCTGATACCATACATTGAGAGCACCTTCCGCGTATACACCGACCGCGACCACCGCGCCATTGCCGGCCTTAGCTGGGGCGGACACCAGTCGTTTGATATCGGCCTTGCCCACACCGATCTGTTCTCGGGCATTGGAGCCTTCTCGGGCGCGATATTCGTTTTCCCGGGCGCCGATGTAAAGACTCTCTGGAACGGCGTATTTGCCGATGCGCAGAAATTCAACAAGGACGTAAAGGTGCTCTTCATGAGCAACGGCACCGAGGAGGGTCTGGGCGGAATGGCACTCGACAAGATGCTGAAGGATGCCGGTATCAACTACACCCGCTACGTATCGCAGGGCACAGCCCACGAGTGGCTTACCTGGCGCCGCAGCCTCAACCAGTTTGTTCAGCTAATCTTCAAGTAATGTTGGTTCCACGAATATTTTTGTTGCACCTTCGGTGGTTTTTCTTATCCAAAAATTACCAAAAATTCTTCAAAAATTTTTCAAAAAATACTATTCTAAGATAATTTTTGATAATTCGTGATAATTCTTGTTTAAAAAAAACAAACGCCGTAGGCG